GAAGGGGGTTGATTGCTTGTCTGTTAGCTGCTGTTGGGTGCTGTCTAAAGTCCTGCTGATAATCGCTGGGAGAGAAAACATAATCGGAAAAGAGGACAGATAAAAAGGTCATTCGCACTAAATGTCAACAGAAGTCCAACATTAAGCAGGAAGGCTGTGAAGATTGTCTTAATTGTGGGCACTCCAAATGTGGTTAGTAGTCAACAAAGCAGCATTCCTTAGCCGGTAATACAACCCATTTGACGAAAAAGGGGATACAATGAAAACAGTCAAAGAAGTAGCTGAACAACAAGGATTTGTTATTTTAAGTAAGGGAACAGTTGGGCGTAATGGTGCTTGCTTTACTTCTGCCAGTTCGGCCCAGAGGGCGGTAAAAGTTAGAAAAGACCTAGAGGGAACGTCCTATACTGTTGTGCGCTGTATTGAAGGTTGGGTAATTGTGCCCTTAGGCAAAGAGTAGTTTAATTGGGGAGGGTAAAACCCTCCCCAAAAGGAGTATGAATGCATCATACGGCCAAATTGAAAGAAGTTTATGGGCTTCAATGCGGGCATTGTGGCATCACTTGGATTGTAGAAGTATCTGAGTTGAAAAGTGCGTATTCATGTCCTGGGTGTCTCTTTTTGGGTACTGTGGATTCCCCAGAAACGGAAATGCTTGACACAAAGGTAAGTTGCTGGCTAGTCTTTCCTAAGCAAGCTCAGAATAAAAAACCTACTCCGATATCAGTTCATGAGACAAGAAGTGGTGCCTTAACGGCAGCCAGTGAAACATTAATGCCTTTTAATACGGGCACTTATGTACAAGGGTGCAATTTCCGAGGAGATATGGTGGGCAATCCTATTCTGGTAGAATACAATGGCTGGTAAATATAGCCGAAATAAAGGACATAATTTTGAAAGGAAAATTTGTAAGCTAATCCGTGAAGCAACAGGCTTTATGGTTCAGAGGAATCTGGTACAAACTCAACAAGGAGGGTGTGATGTAACCATTGATGAGCGGCCTTTTGTCAGCATTGAAACAAAAAAGAGTTGCACACTGAAACTTCCCCAATGGTGGCGGCAGACGGTCAAGCAGGCAACACTCGAACAAATTCCTATCCTTATCACTCAGTTAGATCGTAGGCCAATCCAAGTTTATTTTCCAATCTGCGAGCTGGATTCTTCATACCCGGTGGATTATAGTAAGGACGGCTTGGCCATCCTTACCCTGGAACAACTCATACACAAGCTCAAGGGTATGCATCCCTCAGATTCTATATCTAGGAGAGTTTATCTTGAAAATTAAGTATCAAGTGAAAGAGACCAAGTATGTACCGGAGTACGCAAATGAATTTGCTGCTGGGGCTGACTTAAAATGTCGTGGAGATCAAGTCTTGTTTTCAGGTACGACTAAGATTATCCCCACAGGTGTGTCTGTGGAAATTCCTTCAGGATATAAGGGCGTTGTTAGTTTGCGTTCCGGGTTTGCAAGTAAAAACCCGGTTGGAATATCCAATGGGGTTGGAAAAATTGACTCAGATTATCGAGGAGAGATTGGAGTTATTCTACACAATTACAGCTTCACTCACGTACAACTCAAGGATGGGGAGCGTTTTGCTCAAATAGAAATTGAACCAACTAAACAGGCAGAGTTTGAATATGCACAAGAAATCTCAGAAACAGAAAGAGGAAGTGGTGGATTCGGTTCCACAGGAGCTTAGTTTAGAGGAAAGAATCCTGGATAACATCGAGTTAGGGCTTTCTTTTTCTGAAGCTTGTATAGTTGAGGAAGTGCACATTTCTCAGATGGCAATTCTAGAAAGTAAGCTCTCTAACAAGATCAAACAAGCCACCGTCAAGCGTAAGCAAAACCTACTCTCTCAGCTTCGAGAAATGGTAAATATCAAGTTAAATATGCCAGCAGCTAAATTTTTGCTGGAACGCTTTGAATCGGAGAAAAAAGAGACTGATATGTGGGGTAAGCAATCCTCTAGTGGGACTAATATTTTGGAGAAGTTTAAAGAGGGGGGCAAATAAATACTTGATGCTAACTTCGGCTATCGGGATAGGGGAGGTTAAACCTCCCCGCACTTTTTAATAAACTTATTCATGAATTATTCACTTTATAAGGAACTTTTTCTAATGTTTGTTGTCTAATGGTGTATGGATGAATTAAAAGGGATACTAAGAGAAAATTTATCAGCTTTTGTATGGTATGCCTTTGAAAAGATGCATCCAACCACGGACTTTCTCTCTAACTGGCATGTTGATTTAATTGCAGAGCATCTGGAGGCAGTTTCCCACCGAGATATCAAACGACTAATCATTAATATCCCTCCCAGATATCTCAAGTCTTTTATCTCCACAGTAGCCTTCCCTGCGTGGGTGCAGGGAAGGAACCCTTCTGAAACTTTTATGACAGCCAGTTTTTCCAAAAAACTGGCAACTTCACATTGCCTCGGTAGCCGCACCATTATGGAGACGGGCTGGTATCAGTCTCTTTTTCCCCAGACAAGCCTGTCAAAAGATCATAATCTAAAAGACCACTACAAAACAGCGGAACATGGGGAGCGGTTTAGTACCTCTGTTGGTGCAACTACCACAGGTATGGGTGGGAATATTCTGATCTTAGATGATCCTATCTCCCCAGATCAAGCCCGTTCAGCCGTAAAACGTAAAGAGGCTAATATATGGTATCAAGGTTCGTTCCGTAATCGCCTCAATGATAAGCGCAACGGCGCTATCATTGTAATCATGCAGAGAGTTGCAGAAGATGACACAGCAGGCTTTTTACTTGAGACTGGAAACTGGACTCACCTAAACATACCACTGATTGAAACCGAGCGTAAGGATTATAGTTTCGGTCGAGTTAAAAAGATTAGAGAAGTTGGTGAAGTCTTACATGAAGATCGAGAAGGGTTAGAACAGATAGAAGAACTGAGAAAGGAAGTTGGTTTTGATTCTTTTGAAACTCAATTTCAACAAGACCCTTTACCTACAGATAGTTCCCTAGTTAAATCTGACTGGCTCCTAGAGTATGATCCTCAGTTTGTTGAGTATGATTCCGTTTATGTTTCTTGGGATACAGCTATCAAGATAGGTTCTGACAATGCGAAGTCGATTGGAATTGTATTCGGCACAAAAAGAGATTCTGTTTATGTTCTTGATGTTCTTGGCGGTCAATTCGAGTATCCAGAGCTTAAACGATATTGTATCAACGTTCTAAACAATTGTCAAGAAAAATACGGAAAGAATCCAGCAGCGGTGTTAGTTGAGGATCGTTCTTCAGGTGAAGCTCTTATTCAGGATTTGAAAAAGCTTGGTTTGGGGAAGGTTATTCCAATCCAGCCAAATCAAGATAAATTGACCCGAATGGCCACACAGACTCCAATTATGGAGGCTGGGAACTTTAAGCTTCCAAAAGAAGCCAAGTGGAAAGATTCATATGTCAAGGAATTAATGCAGTTTCCTAGAGGAAAGCTTAAAGATAAAGTGGATGCAACTAGTCAATTTTTAGGCTGGTTCTCCCAGCGTAAGCGAAATCTGGGATTAATAAAACCAAAAATATTACATTTTAACAATTCACACAGTTCAAAGTATACAGTTGTCTAGCCCAATATGTAGGGGAATAGCATAAAAAATGCACTCACTGTTCCAAGGGTGGGTTATCCTGGTGAAAATCCAGGTTCCTCTGTCAAGTTAATTTGGAGAGGTAGCACGTAACTGGTAGCGTTCCCGGCTGTAACCCGGTTGCCTTAGATGGTCCTGTTGGTTCAAGTCCAACTCTCTCCACCAAATTCATGGGGTGTAGCTCAACTGGTAGAGTTTCTGACTGTTAATCAGATTGTTCCGGGTTCGATACCCGGCACCCCAGCCACATTATCTTATTAACTCATTGATTTTGTTCCGTTGCGCGTATTCGCGCAACGGGAATTAGCCCATATAAACGAGAAATTCATGGCCTTGATGCTTAACGAACAAGGATACTCTGGACTAAAAGAACAGTCTGGGTATCTCTACGAAGAGTGCTTAAACACCCTTCGGGGTAAGAATGGTAAGAGAGCCATGCATGAATTAGTAACCAATGATCCGGTTGCTAGTGCGTCTCTCTGGACGCTCAGAGCCATGCTAAAGCAAGCTAGGTGGGCTATGCAGCCTAATCCCTCAGGTCAAACCACGGAAGAAGACCTTCAGCTTGGTGATGCTATCCAGGCTGACATGGATATACCCTTAGTACAATCAATTGATGAGATGGCCAGCGGGTTTACCTATGGTTTTGCGCCCATGGAAATTATGCTGAAAAAAGTCTCCAATGGTATAGGTATATCACGATTCGAGCTTAGAGGTCAAGAGACAATTGACCGTTGGGATATTGACGATAAGGGAAACATTAAAGGATTCTGGCAACTTACCGACCAGGGCCAGTCAGCCTACATTCCAAGAAATAAATTTATCTTGTTTCGGACAACGGTAGAGAAAAATAATCCTGAAGGATTGAGCTTATTTAGAGGTGCATACACCTCGTACTACCGCAAGAAGGGTTTGATGACCATCCTCTCTATTGCCTCGGAACGCGGTGCAATGGGATACCCTGTGGCACGTATCCCAGGGGAATACCTGGATGATGAAGCCAGTTCTGAGAAGCGAGCAACCGGGCAGAGTTTCCAAACACTTGTACAAAGCATGAAAATTGATAGTGAGGATGGTGTCACTATACCGAGTGATAAGGATGAAAATGGAAAGCCTCTCTTCGATATTGAGTTTATTTCAACTCCAAGGGTTGATTTTGAAGGACTATTAAAAGTCATCAGCTACCTGGATAACTCGATGGCGAAAAGTATCTCTACCCAATTTATTCAATTAGGTGGAGCCTCTGGAGGGAGCCAAGCAATTATTGCAGAACAAACGAGAATGTTTAGTCGTGCAATTGAGGGTTATCTAAAAAATATTGCATTGGAATTAAATACTGTTTTGCAGCGTGTGTGGGTTTTAAACAACAGACCTCTAGCTACTTGTCCTGTTTGGACACCTTCTATAGATCGGAAGAGCATACGTCTGAAC